ATTACAGAAGCGAGATGTAGAACGCTTTGAGGCGCAAATGAAACAGCTAGATTTAGAAGTAAATGGTTCTAAGCCAAATGAAGATTACCCCGATGGAGTTCAAGGAATTAATCATCAAGTGGACTCTTTACAAGAGTTGAAAGGGATGTTGAAAGAATGGATACAACAGATGTAGTAAAAAGTCAAGATATTGATAACCCTATAAAACGGAATGAAAAGGGGCAATTTGTTGAGGGAAATCCACCAGGACCTGGAAGGCCAAGGGGTAAGACAATGAAAGAGTATGTTGCAGAAAAGTTTAGAACAATGACAGATGAAGAAAAGATTATATGGCTCAAAGATAGAGGAATAACGGGAATAGATGAGTGGAAAATGGCGGAAGGACAACCAGCGCAACAAACAGATCTAACAAGTGGCGGCAAGCCAATTTATATTCCTTCAGAACTCTTACCAAAAAATGATCTTCCACAAAGCTCAAGCGACGATAGCCAGTGATACGCATAGATTCAGAGTGGTTAACTGCGGGCGTAGATTTGGTAAAACAATTCTTTCGGTGTATGAAATGATTGCGCTTGCAAGCGGTAAGGAAAATGGATCAGTCGCATATATCGCTCCCACATATCAACAGGCAAGAGATATCGCATGGAATCAGCTTAAATCAATCTGCCAGCCAATAATAAAACAAGTTAACGAATCCCGATTGGAGATAACAATTATAAATAAATTTAGTGGAATATCGAGAATTGTGTTAAGAGGATGGGAATCAGTTGAGACTTTACGGGGACAAGCGTTTGATCTTTTAGTTCTTGATGAGGTTTCAAGTTATAAAAACTTCTGGTTGAATTGGCAAGAAGTATTGCGGCCTACGCTGACCGATAGAATGGGACAAACACTTTTTATTTCAACTCCTAAAGGATTCAATCATTTCTACGATCTTTTCAATTTTCGACGTACTGATAAGGATTATGCGTCATTTCATTTTACTTCTTATGAAAATCCCTTTATCCCCGTAGAGGAACTTGAGAAGGCAAAAAAAGAACTCCCCGAGGATCGGTTCGCACAAGAATATCTGGCTGACTTTAGAAAGACCGCGGGGCTTGTGTATAAAGAGTTTTCTCGCGATATGCATGTCTATAAGGGAGATTATAAAGATGTGATGAAAGGAGAGATAAAGGTGTTTGGTGGTGTGGACTTTGGGTTTACCAACCCCGCGGCTGTTATTACTATTAGAAAAGATAAAGATGCGAACTATTTTGTTTCGGAAGAATGGTATCAACGAAACAATACTGATGCCCAGATAGCTGATTACGTGAAAGCGCTTAGGTGGAATGAGTGCTATCCTGATCCAGAGTCGGCGTCGGGTGTAGAAGAACTTAAAAGAAGAAACGTAAATACTAGGGAAGTATTGAAAGCTAAAGACAGTGTAAGAAACGGAATAAATGTTGTCCGAGAGTTATTCAAAGCTAATCGTCTATTCATTCATGAGTCTTGCAAAAATCTTATATGGGAGCTTGAAACTTATTCATATCCCGACAAGAAAACGGATCATAATGAGGAGGAGAACCCTATTAAAGAGAATGATCATGCACTAGACGCTTTACGTTATGCGCTTTCAATGGAAACAATATCATCAGAGGGTGAGTATAATTTTGTTCAATCTGCCCCTTTGCTTCCTTATTACGGAGATCAAGATTTAGCTTTCTAAAGTTAGATATGCAGATAGAACTTTCCTTGAACGGTAACACCAAAGAAGAAATAGATAAGTATTTAGAAATCTTTCGTGCGTTATTACAAAGCGGAGGACTTTCTGGAGTTAAGGGAGGTAAAACTATTATTCATTTTGATGCCGAGGGCACGTTTCAAGGCATAGAGCTTGATTACTGGCCTTTTCGCCGCAGAAAAAAAGAATTATAATAAATTTATGCAAAAAAAGGGGAAATTAGGTAGATTTGAAAAAGTACCACTTTTTATTAGATTTTGGGAAAAAGTTATTCGTGGAGATACACAAGAATGTTGGTTATGGATTGGAGAAAACGTGGGTGGATATGGACGTATTAGAGTGAATGGAAGAAAAGAATCAGCAAACCGTGTGTCGTGGCTTATACATAAAGGTGAAATACCTCAAGGTCTTAATGTTTGTCATTCCTGTGATAATCCTTCATGTGTGAATCCTAGTCATTTATGGCTTGGAACAGTTCTTGAAAATATGAAAGATAGAGATAAAAAAGGTAGAGACATTCACTCAAAAAGAAGAAAACATGGATATGAAAACTCTTGATTATTTTTACAGGAAGGAAATAATATGGATGGGAAAAATTTTAAGGTTTTAATTACTGGTAATCTTGGATTTGTCGGTCAAGAAACCGAG